GCACCGCCGTCAGTGACGAATCCGCCCTGAGGAAGCGTTGTACGCTTGTTGAAGTAGTAAACTGTTGAGCCCCACTTGACCGTAGGAAGCGAGCGTACTAGCGGCGCATAGCGGCGCTGGTATTCAAGCAATACTGGGTCAATCTGCTTCTGAACTAGTGCAGCAGCACCAGCAGCAGTTAAGGCCTCTTCCAAATCGTTAGCCATGGCTAATTCTCCTTATATATTTTTGGATAGGGGTTTGATAATTAATTGCTTAGAAGCCGCGGTCGGCTTGAGCAAACTTTGCTGCGAAAAATGGAGAAGCACCCCATGTTTCGCTTTGAACCTTACGGAAATTGGTTGAAGACATCTCAGCCAATTGACGTGGGTCCAATTCCTCCGACTCTGACAAGTCAGAGGCGTCGTTTCCTACGTAAGACGCTACAAGTCCCTTACGGAAAGTGGTTTGACCACTTCTGTAAGATTCAGTTGCGCTTTTCTTGGCTTCAGCAACGGCGGCAGTTGCAGCCGCAGCAGCGGCCTCTGCAACCATGGCTTGAACCTGCTCCATAGTAAATGTGTTTTCGTTCACGGTATTCTCCTGTGATTCGATAGATTCTTCTGCAGTTACTTCTTCGGCTGCTTCTTCAGCGGCAGGTGCTTCATCAGCAACTACTTCCTCAGGTGCAACTTCTGACTCAACTGCTTCAGGTGTTGATTCGACTGGCTTAATTGCAGCAGCAATAACTGCGGCAAGAGCCTGAAGGTCTGCGTCACTCAGCGTACGAGTAGCAGCGGTTTCAAGCGTTGCCTCTTCAGCCGGAGTTTCTACAGCAGTGACTTCATCTGCCACTTCCGTGGTGTTTTCGTCTGACACTTCTGTCTCCATTTCTTGAGTTGGGGCATTGTCGCTTGACTCTGCCTGTGGTACGGGGTCCCCACAAGTGGGGCAATACATGGCATCCTGCGGAGCAGTTGCTCCACAGTTACCACAGCCGAGCGCTTTTGCCGTCATTGAAGTTGGCAGTTGCGCTCCACACATGTGACAATGAATTGCGTCTTCGTAGCACTCAGTACCACATTCTGCGCATTCCATGTTGTTGTCGTTTGTCATAATTTCTTCCTCTGGTCCCATGCCGCCAGCGTCACCGGTAGCGTCAACAGCGGACCAATCTGGCTTAGAAAGGTAAATGTCACCATCGTCATCTGGGTCAATTGCGTGCATAGCAGCAATGGCACCAAAAGCAATACGATTAGCAACAAGCCTTAGTTTGTGAGGGTCATTTGTTTGACCACTAATGTTAATGGTATCGTAATCATTAACAAGAGAAATTGAAGCATATGCTTCTAGAATTTCTTGAAAATCGTCAGCAAGTTGTGCTTGTTCACTAACAATATTTACGCCATATTTTTTTGCTGCAGATTTAATGCGCGATTTGATTCGTGCAAGTTGTGCAGCAGTGTAAAAAGCGGCATTTTTAGGTTGGTTAATGTATGACCAGGCAGAGCGAACGTGTCCGGCTCCGTTAATTGGGTAACGCTTAACCTTATCTTTTTGATAACCAGGGTCAGCATAAGCAACATCGCCGTAAGGCTTAGATGTGTCTTTTTCAAAAATCTTGTTTACAGCGTCTTCTACTGCTTCTTCAACAGCATCACGAATAACATCTGCCGCTTCAGAAGCAACTAGTTCTTCACTGCGAGAAACAATTTCAACTGTTTCAATTGATTCAAAAATTGAAAGTCGGTTGTGTGATTCAGAGAGCGCAGCGTATTGAATTTCTGCACCGTCAACGCCAGGACTGTTGGTGAAATCAATGCCATGAATGGCAAGGTCATCTGCTGTTGTTGCCTCATTACCATCTGTGTGGGTAATTGAGTAAGGTTCTCCGCGCCATTCTCCACGAATAGAAACGCCTTTAATAAACTTTCCAGCAGCAAGGTTTGCAACATCACGGCCGTGAGCGGTGTTTGCAATTTCTGCTTCAAATTGAGCAGAGCCGTCAGGAAGAAGTTTTACGTCTGTAATGCGACCAACTGTTGAAGTTGCATCGTCTTTAAAAGCCGCAGCGTGGCTAGTAGCCATGTTTAGAGGCATTCCTTCACCTGAGTCAAGGGCACTCTTCATTCGCTCTACAGCCTTAGCAATGTTTGCACGTGTATAAAGACGGCGATTCTTGGAAAGACCTGGCTTTAGAAATACGCCACGAATAGTGGCTGCCTTAGTTGAGGCCATTTTCTAAATCTCCTAAATATTGATAGAAATAAAACCGGCGCCAATGCTGCCAAGTATATAATTTCTTATAGTTACATTAAACCACATCTGTCAATGTTTTAACAGATTTTATCTTGCGGTGTAAGTATGGCCGTGTCTGCGCCACTTTTTTACACCTTTAAATCGGTGAGCGCGTTTTGTTAAACGCTTTTTAAAACCAGAAGAATGAGTTGCTTTTCCCCATGCAGTTCTTTTATAAAAACGACCTGGAGAAATTTCTCCAATGAATTTTTTGTTTTTACCAGTAATAGTTGGTTTCTTAAGATGAACCTTTTTATGGTAAGACATGTAGCGAACACCAACGGTGCGTTGCTTTTGAAGTTGTATTTCACGCATGTTGTACATTTTTACAACGGCTGCGGTAGCGCGGCTTTTTTGACTTGATTTTACAAAACCCTTGTAAGGCGTAGAACCCGTGTGACGAACTTCACCTTTTTTAGCACGAGCCAATGCAAGGTTTGCACGTTCTGCTGCTAATTGTGCTGCGCTTTGGGAACCTGCTGGATATTTTTTGTGCAGTGCATAAGCACCAGCACGACCCATATAGTTTCCCATTTTAGCCTACTTCTTTGCTAACCAATGCTGCTGCTTTCGCAGCGGTAAGTCCAAGAAAAGGGATAACTGGTTCACCCTCGTTGTAGAATTCTTTACCATTAATGTAAATCGGTTCTACTTTTTCGTAATCGGGGTCTTCAGCCATTAGTTTTCACTCTCTAGATTTTCTGATACAGATTCAGTTCCACCTGGAGCACCTTGTGCTTTCATTGGAATTGGTACTTGACCAGGTTTCTTAGGTCCACTGGACTTTTTTGTTGCCTTGTCTTTTGGAGACCTAGTTGTAGTGCCGCTTACCTTTGAACCAGGATTAGTGGTCGGTGTAACTGGGGCATTCATTGTTTGACCTTGCATCTGAACAACCTGAAGGTTGGCCTTAGATAGAGCGTTAAGGTCTGACCATAGAACCATGTTCTGACGGTCAACAAGAATTGGGTCATCTCCACCTTCAATTGGTGGTTCGCCAATGTCTGCGCGTGCGCGGTTAATTGTCCATGAACCGTTACGAATACGTTGGTCACGAATCAATTCAATAACTTCGTCATCTCGCCAGTCAACAACACCAAACTTAAGAGTCCATTCGGTAATTCCGTATGCTTGGTAAAGCAATGCAAATGAAAATTTTTCAAGAACAAGTTCTTGAATTGGTCCAACCGTGTTAACACGGAAAGTTTTGTCTTGCTGGGTGCCGGTTCCTCCCCCAAGGTTACCGGCTTCGATGACACCAACCTTTGAAGGTGGTACACCATACCCAGACAAGATTTCGTCGCGGCGCTGTTGAAGGGTGTTAAGCCAGTTATTAATCTGGTTTGTTCCCATTTCATGCACAATGGCACCACCCTTTGTTTCAAAGAGGTTACCGATATTGCGTGCGCCAAGGTTTCGAATTGCGTACTGTTGTTGTAGGCGCTTCATTTCCGATTCAGGAAGTGCAAGTGGCCAGTCAACGTGAGCACGCAGTGGGTCACCGCGCTTCATCGTTTCTTTGATGAGTGCTGCGGTAAACAACCAAGAAGTAATAGGCAGAATGTTCTTCTGCGTTGGGCTTACACCGTAAAGGGTGTCGCCAGGTGCGTCAAACTTAATGTGAATGACTTCGTTAGGCTTAAAACGAGCCTCACGATTTGTTGGTGTTTTTTGGAAATATCCTCTAAGAACACCGTGTTCATCTGCAAGAACAGCCATTGTTGTTGGGTCAAGCGGGTATAGAGCGACTGGCTCTCCCATTGCCCAGACTACTTCAATGAATGCGTCTCCAAAAATGAGAAGGTCAGTAATAACTTTGCGCATAAGTTGACGAATATCGTCGCTTGGATTTACGTAATCAAGAAGTGATTGAATTTTGTCAACTTCAGGAGTTGTCTTTGGCGTTGTTTCTGGTGAATTAATTCCACCTCTGTGAACAACTTCCAGTCCACCGGCAGTTGCGGTGCGAGCAATTGTGTCAATTGAAGCAGATGACCAAGGACATGCAAGATATGCTTGCAACAATTGTTGCATGAATGTTGGTCGGTCAAGTGTACCGGCGGTGACATTCTCACCAGGGTTCATTTCAGTTGAACCACCAATAGGTACTCCGGTTGCATAACCGGCACGCTTAGGGCCACTCTTAGGGCGGGCTTCAAGGATTTCGTCGTTGAACGCACCAGCCTCTTCAAGTCCCCTTCTAAAAGAATTAATAGCCATTGGTTATCTTTCGTTAAAAGGGACTAAGCCCAAGGTCTCCCACAAACATACTACCAAAGTTTGGTTGCTGGAGTGCGGGCGCATCTTCTTCTTGGACAATAACCATTGTGTCAGGAACACCTGTTTTAAAAGTTGGCTCCGAGTCGTAGATAATTGGGCGTGCGTACGTTCCAGCCGCCATGCAAACATAGCGCAATGCATCGGCAATGTGGTCTTCAACGTTACGGGTTTCCGCATCGTCTGGTTTTGCCTGGCTTCTAGGAAGAGCCGGGATTGTTTCAATAAATTGAGGACACTTGTCTTCAAAGACATGAAGCATTGGGCATCGTTTCATGCCTTCTGCTCTGTGAATGTCACAGGCTGGTCCGTCGTTAAGGAATTGATGAACGCGTGACCAACCGTTAATTCGGTCGTTATCCGCTTTTGTAATTCCACAACCCTCCATGCCATAAATGTCAGCAATAGACATTGGTGTTCCGCGTGAGCCCCACATTGAAGGGTCGGCTACTCGGATTACTTCGCGCTCACCATGTGAGTGCTCGGCATCAAGAATAAGTTTTGCTTGATTGTCTGCTTGAATTCCAGAAACACAAATCTCTCTGTAAACCCAAATACGCTCATCATTGTCAATAGCAATCCACACACATGCAAATGGTGCGGCATAACCATAGTCAATGCCAGCGTAACGAGGCCATTCCTTAGGAATTTCAAATGAACGAACAACATGTTTTGAATGTTGCCATTGTTCAAAAAACTGGCCAACCATTGCGTCCCAGTCACCGTCACGCATTGCGGCTCGACGCTGGGGGTCTGGAATGGAGTTAAGAACAGCGTCATACCCTTCATTAACGTGAGGGTTGTCTGTTGCTTTGGCCGGAATGTAGCAGACTTCGCGACTGTAGTTTGTACCCTCAGTTACCTCGCGATGCCTTTTCTTACCACGTTGAGTGGGATTAATGAAACGGTCTTTAAGATACTTGTGGCCTGGGCCACCAGGGTTGGACGCTAGTCGCAGTCCAATAACGGGAACAAGTTTGTTACCCGAACGAAGACGCTCTTCAATGTGCTGAATAACCTGAGGCACCATTAATGAGGCTTCATCAATGTAGAATGCTTGATACTCACCACCTAGAATACGGGATGCGTCAACAAGGTTTTCTGCATATGTAAAGTTAATAATGGAACCGTTAGGGAACTTCAACATTTTGTTTGTGTTGTTCCACTTTGCGCCGAGGTCGCGGCCGTAATTCCATTTTGCTAACTGAGATAGAAATGATTCTTCCAACTCGGGATATGAGCGACGGAAACAACCGATGCGCATACCTGGGTAGTTGGCGGCGTTGTAGAGCGCGTCCATCAAGAACGCAGCGGTCTTTCCGCCACCAGCAGCACCACCGTAAAGAATTGCATCAATACGTTCAGCGGATGCTGCGTGAAAAACCTTCTGTCTGTCATGTGGTTCGTAATTCAAAATCTTAAATACGTCAACCGTCTCCGGTACAACAGCATTTGAAATGAATTTACCAAAGTTTGACATTACTTAAACCAAAAGTAAAATGACCAGGCAATGCTTAAAACAGAAGTTAACAAAATAAAAATTGATACACTTGTTTGCATTGCGGCAAGTGCTTCAAAGTATTTAACTTGAGAAGCATCTTTTCTTAGGCCTAGTTCACTGCTTGCTTCCATGAGTGCAACAGTCTTTTCATACTGTTCGTCACCCATGATTTTACGCGCTTCTATTTCTCCTACGCCGACAAGATTGCCAAGGCTAGAAAATAGTTCGTGCGCTTCGTCTTCGAAATCGTCTTCTGAGTTCATCACGAATTCCTTAAAATTTTAGGTAATCTACGTCATCGTCAGACATAAGCCTACGGATGAATTCGTCATGCGCTTCCCATTGCAAATCTACCGGAAGTTTTCTCACAATAGATACTTGCCACGGTTCAAAACCGAGATGGTAAAGTTCTGCATCGCTAGGTATACAGTTGCATTCCTCATTGGGCAAACAACTGTGGCGATTCTTACTCATAGATTACACTACTTTTTACGTTTGTCAAGCATTTCGAGGCGGG